ACCGCCGTCGCTAGGCCACTTGACAACCCTTAGAGATACCACTATATCTCACATCCTGTGAGAGATATAGATGGTTCTCTTAACCAACCAAAAGGAAATTTTCCATGTCCAAAACAGCAAAGCTGACTCTCCGCGTTAATGCCCGTTCCCCGAAGTATGGCTACGGCTTCCATTCCATTAACAATGGATGGCGGCTTGACATCCCTTGGCATAGCCTGACTGTCTTTGACGGTGGCAAGGATGGCAAAAAGACCATTCGGTCTAGCCGTTCTGGCCTACGCTGGATTGTTGAAAACAATCGTAAGCGTCGGGTTCGTATCAGCCATAACGTAGCAGCATAACAAGGCGAAACAGGGGATAAACCCCTGTCTGGCGGTAATGCCGTCACTGATGAGCCTACTGAAAGGAAACAAACTATGTTTGTTCGTGACCAAGCAATCATCCAGAAGTTTGCAGAGCAAAGCCCTAAGAATACTGCTGCAGTAGCAGTATTTGTTATCTCGTCCATTCGGACAAGGCTGACTCGTTTGCCAGTTATCATGGCAAAGTTTCGCAAACACGGGTATCTTGGCCTTGGCGAATTGATGCCAAAGCAGCGGGAAGGCTGTTCCTATGTTCTACAGAACAAGGACTGGCTGTTTCACATTGTGGAAAAGCACAAATATGAGGAATTGACTGATAGCGAACTCCTGTTGGAGTTTATGCGTATTCCTTGCATTGGTTTGGTGAAAGCCGGTTTCCTGATGCAGTGCCTTACAGGCAAGGTTGGTTGTCTGGATTGCCACAATCTCAGAGAGCATAATCTCTCTGAATCAATGTTCAAGATGTCCCACAACAAATACACCAAGGGCAATCTTATCCGGGTTGCCAAGTATATTGATACTTGTGAGGACATTGGCGGCTCTGAGTTCCTATGGAACCAGTGGTGTGAGGGCATGGCAAACCGCTATCCCAAAAACTTTAGCGATGCTAACGCTGTCTCATTCCTTCACACCGATGCCATACTTGGCATCAACTAAAGGGAGATTGTCTCATGGACAACACAACGCACAATGGTTGGACAAACTACGCCACTTGGCGTGTCGCTCTGGAATGTTTCGATGGCATGGATTCCTGTAAAGGAATGACTGCTGCTGACTGTCAGGAATTGGTGACAGAGCATGTTGCGTCACAGTCCGAAGGACTGGCAATGGACTATGCCTTTGCTTTCCTTTACGATGTAAACTGGCAAGAGATTGCCGACCATCTTTCAGATGAAGAGGAGTAAACTATGGATATTCATTCCAAGGTTAAACGCATGACAGATAGCGAACTTAGCTATGCTATGAATGATATTCGGGAAACCATGAAACATCATGTGTTCGGCTCCCCATATCACAACCAGCTTATGCGTGAATATGACGCAATTCTGGAACGCATGAGCAAGAATTGTGTGACAGAATACTTGAAACGACATGGAAGCGAGGCAAAAACCAATGGCTGAGTTTAGCATACATAATGTCACAGACATTAAGATGAGTGATCGTTCACATACTGATCCAGACTATGCCTTTGAACCCTTTAGGGTTTTTACGGTAACGGTAACGGATGGGAAAGGTGTTGAACACGATGTAAAGTTCTTTACAAACAACCTTGATCTGGAGATTTCCAATGACTGACAGCTATATTTCCACCAGTGCCGGAGGCACTACGTTTGCTGGACCGGATGCCGTCCAACTCTTTAGAGCCATCCAAATCAGGGGAGCCTTGAAGATGTGGAAGGTGGGACTAAAAGTCCATCGTGGTGTCAGGCTCAAGGACTTGTTGGGCATGGCAGGTGAACACACTGGCAAGACCTACAAGAAATCTGATCTGGACACAGCTATTGCTGATCTGGTACAATGGATTGAAGCAATGAAGGCAGCACTTCCAGTGGAGGCAAAGTAATGGGACTGGATCAATACGCAGAGTTTCGCAAAGAACCTACAAAGACATTCTACTGGCGCAAACACGCCGCACTACAGGAGTACATGGAACGCCTTTGGGTAGATCGGACAGGACAATCATCCGACAGCCTTAACTGTCAGGACATGCACCTCGACGAGAAGGACATCAAGGAACTCCGCAAGGCCATCCTGTCAGGCTTCAAGGACTGTCGCTCTGAAGGAGGCTTTTTTTACGGCCACGAGTTTCAGGACGAGTCGGTCAAAGAATACCGAGAGGATGATCTACGGTTCTGCGACGAGGCCATGAAGGCAATCGAACGTGGCGAGACAGTCGTCTATTCATGTTGGTACTAATGAATACAGCACTTCCAGTGGAGGCAAAGTAATGAAGTATGAAAGCATCGAAGACCTTTCCATCGAGCAACGGCTTGAACTTAACAAGCGGATTGCTGAAGCCCTAGAGAAACGCTACGATGCGTTCACAACTGAGGCCGATGTTCGTTACTTTGTAACGGATGACTACCTCTATCAGTTGAGCTACGAGGACTACCATCTTAATAATGACGGGTTTGATCCTTCAGATCAAGATGCGGAAGAACCGTATTCAGCTAATGACTATTCCTATGACGATGAAGCACTAGCTTCAGCGGGATGGGGAACTGACGAAGACTACGAATACTAATGGCAAAGACTAAACGCTGGATAAATCTGGCCGACGAGATGCCAACCATAGGTTGTGGGTGGCGTCTTGTCGAGGCAGATGTGGGCAGGAAGTGGGCATATGTAAAGTCAGCCACGTCCCCTGTACCCACCAACCGTACACGTGTTCGCGTACAGGTCTGGAATAAGATCGAGGCTCTATCCGATAGGATAGGTGTGCCTTTCAAGGAATAGGTTTGCCGCTCAATAGGCACGTGCGGGGCCACGGTTAGCCTCGCAACCCTTAGAGATACCACTTAGTCTCTCTTATATGAGAGACTAAGATGGTTCTCTTAGAAACCTCATGGAAAGGAAAGCCTATGGCTCTTTCAAAAAAAGAAATTATACGTGAAACCTCCATCAATGTGGAGAATGTGGTTGAGATTTTATCCACTGAAATCAATATGTTGCTGGATGAAACTGAGTTTGCACTTCCAGTTGTGTATGGTGCAATGGTTTGTGCCATCGAAGCAGTGTTCGACCATGCACCTAGCGATATCCATGCCATGCGTTTAATCACAACGCTACTCGACAAGAAGCTTGAGTTTATGCTCGAAGAAGGAGACGACGAATGACCACCAAGAACCCTTTCGGCAAGAGCCGTGACAAGAACAATCCGTATGCCATCTATGAGGCAGGAGACTTTGTGTTCCATGTCTGTAAGACATATCAGCGTCCCGATAAAGAGCAGGACAATCCCTACGGGAGATGGTTTGTGTGGGCAAAATCCCCAATGACCTACGGTTCCTTTGAGGCTGGTGATATGTATATCAGGGAACTACTGTCCTTTGCTCATGTAACTTATGCAGAGCCTGAGTGGACTGAGGCATACGGAATTGACATCCGTACATAGATGTAATAAAATAGTGGGGTTGGCTGGGTGTGTCGTTCCACGCCCAGTCCCCTACCCCCCGAAAGGAGAGTGATCCATGAGCAAATACAATTACCAAAGCTACGAAGAGATTCCATCCTCAGTAGAGGCATATATTCTCACAGTGGCTGCTACCGACATGATTTTTGATATTCCACTGGACCATATCAATGATTTTATGAATGGCTACGAGGAGTGGGAGAACGATCCTGCGCTACAATACTCTGCCACAACAAGCGGTTGGTAAGGAACATCTGAGACATGGGTGATATGGTATTAGCCCTTCCTGATAAGGAAGGCATTGGTATCTCGTTCCGAATGGACGAGGCCGATTTCAGTCACATTACAATTTCATACAAAGATTTAGCGGAGGACTTTTTAGATAGCCTCATGTCACCCCTGTCGAAGATGGATAGCGGAGAGATTGTGGTAGGCATCAAGCCTGATGACGCTGAAGCAGCACAACAGGTGAAAGATGTTATCACTTCTTTCCGCTATCTTGCCGACTGGCTTGAACAAGAATACGGTAAACAGGTTGTAGGAACTTACAACCTAGAGACAAGTAAACTCTATCTAGGACACTAACCCCATGAACATCTTTGCCGATCCGGCAACGTGCCTTGCCCTCGCTATCTATTGGGAAGCAAGGAACCAGCCTACTGCTGGACAAGTAGCAGTGGCGCAGGTTGTCATCAATCGTGTCAACGATGATGGCTTTCCTGATAACGTCTGTGACGTTGTAACTCAAGGACCAACCTACGAGAGCAGTCCCGATTTACCTGTCAGGCATATGTGCCAGTTCAGTTTCTACTGTGACGGCAAGTCAGATGATCCAAAGGATCACAGGTCTTGGGACAAAGCAAAGTATCTTGCATGGCATGTTATGCACATGCCCTCTGTTGACATATCAGATGGTGCACTGTACTATCATGCAGATTATGTCGCTCCTAGCTGGAGCGTTACCAAGGAAAAGGCAATAAGGATTAACGATCATGTCTTCTACCGCTAACACAATAGTTCGTGTCTGCTGTGCAGACTGTGAAGGTGACGGTGTTACAGAGAACTATGTCTCTGCCTACTACCATCAACGTGAGGACATAGAGGTATGTCCTTGGTGTGATGGCGAAGGGTACATAGAGTTCAAGGAATTGTATGACACCCTTGCTGATGCGTGGCTCGATTACCCTGACGCAACAGAGATATTCCCGGTAGAGTAACATGGATGAAGAAGGCTCGACGGTCTTCAAACGAAATGAAAAGTTCTTGGACATACTTACGAAAGCTGCTGTTGACATTCCTGATCCTGTCAGGAATTACAGGCTCACGTCTGCTGTTGTCTATAAAAAAGAAATCATTTCGTTTGGAGCCAACTCATACAAAACTGACCCATTTCAGGCGAGGTGGGGCAAGAACGACCACGCTATCCACCTCCATGCTGAAGTCAATGCAATCAAGAACGCAATCAAGCGGAGCGGGATTGACATCCTAAAGAGAAGCACTCTTTACATTGCCAGAGTTCGCAGCATAAACGGAACCGGATATGAAAGGGCTATGGCAAAGCCATGTATCGGTTGCCGCCGCTGCATAGCAGAGTTTGAAATCAAGAACGTAATTTACACAACAAGTGAGGGGCATCGTTATTTGTAATGGAATATAAATTCAATCACCTTGTGACTGTCGAACTAATCGACCACATGGGAAGTGATCTTTCAGTGGTCAACGCTGCACGTGTGTCATTCAACAAGCAATCTGACTGGGATTCTCCCGACAAAAATCGTAGCAAAACCAAGACGTTACGAAAGAAAGACGAGAAACTAATTGAGTATCTGGCGCAGCACAATCACTGGTCGCCTTTCTCTCATGCTTCCATGTCGGTACGCATTGCGGCACCAATCTTTGTTGCAAGGCAACTTGCAAAGCATCAGGTTGGGTTGGCATGGAATGAAATCAGTAGGCGTTACGTTACCTATGATCCTGATCTGTGGTTGCCTGAGACGTGGCGTAAGCAGGACGAGAACTTGAAGCAAGGTTCAATGGACGAGGAGATAACATCTCCAAGCCTTGCTGTCCATATGTATGAAGACGCAACACGCCATGCCGTTGATGCCTACAACAGCATGATTGGTATAGGTGTGTGTGCTGAACAAGCACGAGCCGTCCTACCACAAGGGATGTTTACCGAATGGTACTGGTCAGGAAGTTTGTATGCCTTCTCTCGTGTGTATAACTTACGCATGGAGGAGACAGCACAACGAGAGACAGGTGAGGTTGCCAAAGGCATTGGCTACCATGCTAACCGCCTGTTCCCTCACTCATGGAAGACACTAACTGGAGAAGCCAATGGCTAAATCACTACGTGGCAATGAGAAGCCACCTTCTGAACAACACCGACGCACATCTATCGGGCAGTCAGCCAACTCCCGACCAAAGAATAAACACAAGAGGCGATCATGGAAAAAGTACCGGGGACAGGGCAGGTAATACCGTTTGACTGGGCTGTTGAACGTATGTATTATAAGGGCAAGGTTGACTTCCATCGCCTTGTCCGCATCGAAATGATGGCGATGGGATACAACCCCAACGATCAGGACGACCTGACTGAGTTCTGGAAACTTATCTATGAAGAGTTTATCGAAGATGACACCGACCCAACCAACCCAAATCAACCCGCATAAAAATGAGGATAAAATGAACGAGAGTGAAATCACCTATCGTGTCGATCAGCTAATGGACCTTGGCAAAGCCAGTGCCATTCGTGGCTGGTCAATGGAAAACATTCTGAAGATTATTCAGAATGAGTTTGGTCCTGAAGGATATGAGATTGCACGTACATATATTGTCAAGGACATCTCAGGCATCGAAGATGAAGATGCGTACATTGACAATGTAATCAAGGAGGCGCGAAAGGAAAAGTTAATGGGCAGTGCATCTGATAAGATGCTGGAAGAACTAGAGAAAGATACCAGTGAGGAGTGATGAAAAACCTTTGGGTAAAAGACAGAAAGATTGTCTTTCGAGAACTGTACGCCACTTACATTGAGGAAGGGTACAGTAACAAAGAGGCCAAGCGTCTTGCAAAGCAAGAGGCAGATGAGTTAATGGCTGAAGACCAAATGTTTGTGAACGACATAATGGATGAAGACGAATGAAGTACGGAAAGATATGGGGGACAACACGCCCCCTACTCCAGACACCTTTCGTTGAGGTGCATCACATCAAGATCAACAAGGGTGGGCAATGTTCCTATCACCAACACCTTCACAAATGGAATATGTTCTATGTAATCAAGGGCAACCTTGAGATACGTGTAACCAAAAATAAATATGCACTTGAGGACATCACGTATCTAACGGATGGTGATTACACAACGGTCAGCCCAACTGAGAAGCACTACTTCAAAGCTGTCTCAGATGTAGAGGCTCTTGAAATTTACTACCCAGAGCCACTATCTGAAGACATCCTTCGTGAGAACGTGGGGCGTATAGTTCAAGATAGCTATAAGCTAGACGAAAACATCACACCGAAACAACCTGACTGGTAAAGGAGAAGTTAATGTTCTACGTATCAGATGCACAAGGCAAAAAGAGCGGCATCTTCTACACCAAGGAAGAGGCAGTCGAACATTTACAAAGTCTTGAACGCCTTGCAGATGCGTTACGTTGCAAGTGGGAGTACACGACTGAGACAGACTTGATTGTGTCGGACGACAGCCACGTTCTGAACACGTTCTCAATTTACGAAACTGCTTAGATATAACACCAAATACTTTCAGATATGAAAGATTTGGATGTTTATCTTACATTGACAACCAGCATGAAAGGTGTATAATGCTGACGATGACTGATGATTTCCCTGAAACCAAAGAGGTAAAGCGTGGCCCCTGTCCTTCATGTACGTCAAGTGATGCGTACATTGAGTACGACGATGGGCATGGGCATTGCTTTTCCTGCAACTACCACAAGCGAAAAGATAAGGACACCGATATGACAGTGACTGCATATCAAAACAAAACACAGCCTTTGTCACATGCATTTCGTGGCAACAACATGGCACTGACTGACCGCAACATCCTGCAGAACACAGCCAACAAGTATGGTGTGACTGCAACCATTGGCAACAATGGTATCGACAAACACTTCTACCCGTATCACGATGCTGACGGCAACCTACTTGCTTACAAGACACGCCTCTGTGAGAAGAAAGACTTCTACATCGAGGGCCAGTTCACTTCAGCCCGACTGTTTGGGCAGCAGCTATTCAGTGGTGGTGGCAAGTATATCACCGTGACTGAAGGGGAGATTGACGCAATGTCAGTCTTCCAGATGACGGGCAGCAAGTGGCCGTGTGTGTCACTCAAGACTGGTGCACAGGGTGCAGTCAAGGATGTGAAGGCAAACTTCGACTTCCTCAATTCCTTTGAGACTGTCGTGCTTTGCTTCGACAATGACAAGCCGGGACGTGAAGCAGCATCAGCAGTTGCTGAGTTGTTTGAACCCAACAAGTGTAAGATTGCAAAGCTGACACTGAAGGATGCCAACGAGTATCTCCAACAGAACAAGGCTGAAGAGTTCACTCGTGCATGGTGGAACGCACAGCCTTACACACCAGCAGGTATCATCAACCTTGCCGATATGTCAGAGACATTGTACGACGAGGAGCAATCACAGACTTGCATGTATCCCTTCGAGGGCCTGAACAATCTCCTGTATGGCATCCGTACTGGTGAGCTTGTCACACTGACAGCAGGCACTGGCACAGGTAAGTCCAGTGTGATGCGTGAACTGATGCACCATGTTCTCAAGAACACCAACGATAACATTGGCGTTATCTCTCTGGAAGAGAACACCCGCAGCACAGTCTTCCATCTCATGTCGGTCGAAGCCAACCAACGCCTGTACATTCGTGAGGTTCGTGAGCAGTTTCCTGAAGACCAGCTACGTGCATGGGAGAAGGAGACAATCGGCACTCGCCGCTTCTATGCCTTTGACCACTTTGGTTCTCTTGGAACCACTGAAATCCTCAACCGTGTACGGTACATGGTCAAGATACTTGACTGCAAGTGGGTGTTCCTAGATCACCTGTCGATCCTTGTGTCAGGTCTTGAGGGTGAGGATGAGCGGCGTAACATCGACCAGCTTATGACCAAGCTACGGTCACTGGTCGAGGAGACACGTTGTGCATTGCTACTTGTCAGCCACCTTCGACGGTCATCAAGTTCAGACCGTGGACATGAGGATGGAAAAGCTGTAAGCTTGTCACATCTACGTGGCTCACAAGCAATCGCACAGCTATCGGATGCAGTGGTTGCAATGGAGCGTGACCAACAGGCAGAGGATGAAAATGCTGCAAACACAACTACCATTCGCGTACTCAAGAACAGGTACGCTGGAGAGACAGGAGTTGCATGTCACCTGTACTTCAATCGTGAAACAGGCAGGTTGCACGAGGTTGAAAACCTTGGCGACAATCCAGATGAACCCAAGAACATGGACATTACAGCGGAGACTATCTAAATGAAACACGTGGTGGACATTGAAGCTGACTCATTACAGCCGTCCACCATTCACTGCATCGTTGCAAAGAATGTCGAGACGGGAAAGGTTCACACCTTTAGAGAGGGTGAGTGCATTAACAACTGGCCTAGCTTTGCCAAGCAAAACATTACAAGCTACGTGATGCACAATGGTATCAGTTTTGATGCACCTGCTCTCAACCGTCTTACTGGCACACGTATCTCAGTGGAGCAGATCGAAGACACAATGATTATGTCTCAAATCACAAACCCAATGCGTGATAACGGTCACTCGCTTGACGCATGGGGCCAGACACTTGGCTTCCCTAAAACGGAGTTCAATGACTGGTCCCATTGCTCAGACGAGATGGTAAAGTATTGCATCAACGATGTGGAGTTGACGGCAAGAGTGTATGCCACACTCCAGAATGAGTTACGAAACTTCAGCGATGAGAGTGTCAGAATGGAACACACGATCAGGTTCCTGATTGACAGGCAGCAGAAGAACGGCTTCACACTTGACATGCCCAAGGCAATGGCACTTATGTCACGCCTCTCTGACATGGCAGGTGAGATTGAGTTACAGGTACAAGAAGCCTTCTATCCTCTGCCTACATTTATCAAAGAGGTTTCACCCAAGATCAAGAAGGATGGATCACTATCCAAGGTCGGGCTGTCACATCTTGGCGATGACTGGCCGTGTGCTGGTGGTGAACACTCAGTGGTTGACTTCCCACAGTTTAACCTTGCCAGTAGGCAGCAGATTGTACGCCACCTACAGCATCGTGGTTGGAAGCCTACCAAGTTCACAGAGAAGGGACACGCCATCGTAGATGAAGGAGTTCTCAAGCATGTGGACATACCTGAAGCACAGTTGATTGCACGTTACCTGCTACTGCAAAAGCGCGTGTCACAGATCAAGCAGTGGATCGACTACTACGATGACGATGGTAGGGTTCACGGCAGGGTGCTTACACTCAAGGCAGTCAGTGGGCGTATGGCACACCATGCACCCAACATGGCACAGGTTCCTGCCTCCTACTCTGAGTTTGGCAAGGAGTGTCGTGAGTGTTGGATTGCTTCAGCACCTGACAGAGTTCTGGTGGGTTGTGATGCGAGTTCACTTGAGTTACGTGGACTTGCTCACTATCTGAATGATAAGGCGTTTATCAACGAGGTTGTTAACGGTGACATTCACACCGCCAACCAGAACGCAGCAGGGCTGGAGACACGTGACCAAGCTAAGACGTTTATCTATGCCTTTATCTATGGCGCTGGTGCTGCCAAGATTGGTAGCGTGGTAGGTGGTACAGCAAAGGATGGGCAACGATTGATTGACCAGTTCCTTTCAAACGTACCTGCACTCAAGACACTACGCCAACGTGTTGAACAGGCAGCACAACGTGGTTACGTACCGGGACTTGATGGGCGTAGGCTCAAAGTCAGGTCTGCACACTCAGCACTTAACCTCTTGATCCAAGGAGCGGGTGCTGTTATATGTAAGCAGTGGCTGATACAGATCGTGAAGATGGCAAAGCAGGAGAAGCTAGATGCCAACCTTGTTGCCAGTATCCATGACGAGTATCAGTTCGATGTCAAACGTGAACAAGCAGAAAGGTTTGGTGAGATCACCAAGAAAGCTATGAAAGAGACAGAGAAAATTCTCAAGGTTCGTTGTCCGCTGGACAGTGAATACAAGATAGGACGCAACTGGAGCGAGACACACTGATGCAGATTGTGGAACTCACAGACGAAGATCGCATCATAGCAGCTAAAAGGTCTGCCGATATGGGAAAACTTAACAACTCCATTGAACATGGTGGTGGCAACATTGCCGGATTCCTTGGTGAGATCGCTGCACAACGTATCTACGGCGGCGAGATCAGCCATACCTACGAGTACGACATGGTTCTACCTGATGGACGCACCGCTGATGTCAAGACAAAGCGAACCAGCACTGCCCCAAAGGACTACTACGATTGTTCAGTGGCAAACTTTAATACACGACAGAATTGTAACATCTACATTTTTTGTCGTGTCCACTACGACAACAGCAAGGCATGGGTACTAGGGCATTACGACAAGAAGAAGTATATTAAAGACGCACGGTTCCTTCGTCGTGGGGAACAGGATGGTGACAATGGGTTTATCGTCCGTGCGGATTGTTACAACATGGCTATCAACCAACTGGAGAAACCAATGACTAAGCCTGAGATACAGTGATGTCATACCTAATCCTAACCGTGGAGACGCTCGTGCTAATTGGCGTATGGTTTAACACGATCCTTAACCTGAAGACATACATGAAGAACAAGAGGCGTACTCGTGATGACGACGGCTACTCCCAATACGACCTGTTCTTCACTGGAGAAAACAACATGAGAGAACATGAATCAAGATTCGACGGTTGAAAAAAAACTGTTGACACCCTGAAACACAACGAGTACTATGTATACCTCATCAACAGCCACCGTTGAGTGGCACTACAAAGGAGAAAGTAAATGACTGTAATTTCTGGAACCGCATACTGGGCATCAGTTGTAACACCTAACACCACGTTTGATACAGACGGTGTGTGGCAGATTGATGTATGTCTTGACGACGAAAATCTAGCCACGGTTCAAGGCGACGGTCTTAACGTCAAGAACAAGGGTGATGAGCGTGGTAACTTTATCACGATCAAGCGTAAGGTTCGTAACGCTCGTGGCGATAACAACCAGCCACCGTCTGTCGTTGACAGTGAGACGAACC